GTGGCTTCGGGCGCTCTAGGCGGCCCCGCCGAATCCTCTGGCCTGAGAAACCAGATGGAGGGAGCAGACATCAAGCCTACTGTTAAGATCACACAGAAAGTTGATCTCATGTCTCTTAGCATGAAAGCACTCATTTTATATGAGTGTGACCAAACTAAGAGGGGTCAAACTCTTACCAAGAAGAGTTCTCTCCTATCCAGTTTTATGAACTGGCGCGACTTATCCGCTAACCTTAAGAAGGTAAGAGAGGACAAGGCCGTGGAATTGGGGTGTCCAGAACTTGACGAATCAGTCCTAGACGCGCTTGACATTATGGAGGATCAGATCTGCTCCACTATGTACTCGAGGTTCCTCTACTATCTTGGGGTAGAAACCTTGGGGGTGCGTCGCAAGTTCCATAAGAAGTCTTGTGACACAGCCATGGAGAAGGCCTTCGGGTCTCTCCTTTGGTCGTGGCCCGAGCTTCGGGACGACTGTGATGTTGAGTCAGCGACCCTACTTTTCTCCATGTACCTTTCGCGGAAAGTATGGGTGACCGCTCCCTGGCGGTCATACGGAGAGGCTGTCGAACAATTCCGACAAAGAGTGACGGAGCCACCGCCCGTACATCCTATGAAAAGTAGGATGGTAAGCATCGGGCGTGCCATCACCAGAGCCATCATGAACCACGTTGACGTTCAGCCTTATCGGCAAACTGAGTGGAACTTGAGTGGGTCCTGCGTCGAGTTGTCTCGAGCAAGAGGAGGAAAGCGCGCTGCGCACTACCTCGGGATCCGTGATCATAAGACCACCGACAAGGTCAAACCCTGCGCCATTTACACTGGCGGAAAAGTGCGTGTTGTAACAATCGACTCTGTCGATCATGCACGATTCGCATGGATTAATCCATGTCTGGGAGATGCGTTCCGAACCCTGCCCTGTTCGCTCTTTGGGAGAACAGTGGAGGATTGGGCGCGGAAGATCCGGTTGCCCGGGGGGGGTGAGTTGGTTAGCGGAGATCTGGAGTCCGCAACCGATTTGCTCGATGGGGATATGTTTAACCAGTGTTTAGAGGCGTTCAACGACTCAATCGGTGGTTTACTATCCACGGAGGATCTGGCGGAATGTCGATCCTTCACCACGAGTGCCAAGTTCAAGGGCGGTGGAACTCAGCGAAGGGGGCAATTGATGGGCTCATGCCTATCTTTCCCTTTCCTGTGTATTGCATCGCTCGCGGCGTACATATACAGTCGGCCTGACTTAGCCGACAACCTTCTTGAGGCAGAGCCTGAGCAAGCTTATAAACTGCTCCTGGCGATCGACGACTGTGGCGTCAATGGGGACGATGTGGTTTTCCGCGCGGATTCGCGTAACCAGATTCGTCTTTGGGAGGAAGGAGTGGCGGGAATGGGAGGTGTGATTTCTCGAGGTAAAACTCTTGTAAATCCCCTCTTTTGCACCGTCAACTCTCAACTCCTCCGTAGAGAGGGAGAACAATTAGTCCCGCTATTTGCTGCGAGACCCTCTCTACTTGTCGCCGTCAACAGTCAGGATCATGTCCCGACACCATTCCAGTGGAATGAATACCTGTCGACGACCCAACTTTCCGATGTTGGGAAGAAAGAACTCTTCGTCCACGAAGCGTTCCAGGTGACCGTCCCCACAAATTGGGGAGGTTCCGGACTTGATCTGCGTGAGTGGGACACGCTCACCGATCATACCAGAAGAGAGCTTATTCTTGCCCGAAGAAAAGCTCGGGGGGCGATACTTTCTGAATGGAAAGGGTCCGTTGCTGGACTCGAGTACAAACAGAATTTGGAAGCAGACCTGGGGGATTGTCAGGTATACTTTGTCACGGAGGCATTCGCACGCGCTTATTCGCGCCTACATGTCTCACGGTTTGCAACCTGGCGTGACTCGGTCGGGGAGGTGACG